GATTGCCGACATCAACACCGAGATGGGCTTGGAGGGCGAAGCCCTGGAGGATGTGACGAAGGCGTTCCTCGACGTGTCGCGGGCGATGGGCGAGGAAGCAGGGCCGATGATCAAATCGGTCGCAGACTCGATGCTGGCCTTCGGTGTACCGGCAGAGGACACCCGCCTTCAACTCGACAAGCTCACCGCAGTCTCCCAGGCTGTCGGTGTTCCGATGTCTGCCCTGTCATCGACGATTGTTAAATTCGGGCCACAATTGCAGACGATGGGTCTGAGCCTCGACGAGGCCACTGCCCTGGTCGGTAACATGGAAGCGGCAGGGCTATCGGCCTCCAAGATGATGCCGGGATTGAACACCGCCGTCCAGAAGCTGGCAGATGAAGGCGTGACCGATATCTCGGCGGGTCTCCAAGAGATGATCGCCAGTATACAGAACGCTGAAACAGATACCGAGGCAATGGCGATTGCGACGGACAACTTCGGGGCCGGGGCCGGTGTTCGGTTCAAGGACGCCATCGACAAGGGCGTTTTCAGCCTAGACGATATGCTGGCAGCGATGGGCGATTCTGAGGGTAAAGTCGCCGAACTCGGAGCGACGACCCTGACGATGTCGGACAAGTTCGACACGATGAAGAACCGGGTCAAGGGCGCACTGACTCCGATTGGGAATCTTGCGACCAGCCTCGGCCCGATGGTGATTATGATGCCTGCGATCGCCACCGGCATCTCCGCGATGGCTGCATCCCAGACGATAGCGACGGCAGCGACCTGGCTCCAGACCGCTGCGATGTCGGCACTAAACCTCGCGATGGGGCCGATTGGCCTCATAATAATTGGGATCGTCGCAGCCATCGCCGGAATTGTTCTCGCGATCAAGAACTGGGACAAGATTGTCAATACATTGAAGGAAACCTGGGACACGGTCTGGAACGCGATCAAAAGCGTATTCGATACGGTCATGGGGAAGCTGGAGTCGGTGTTCAATTCCAAGCTGGGCTGGCTCCTCCCCGGTGGTGCGCTGCTCAAAGCGATATTCTTCTTGCGCGATAATTGGGACGAGATATGGAACGGCATGAAGGCCACGGTCAGCCTGGTCGTCGACGGGATCAAGGGCTACGTGAATCTGTTAATCGGTGCGTTGAATCTGATGATCCGAGGCGCGAACAAGATCAGCATCAGTGTTCCGAAATGGGTTCCTGGTATCGGCGGTAAGGGCTGGTCGCTCGACATTCCACAGATACCGAAACTCGCGAAGGGCGGTATCGTCCGATCTCCCACGCTCGCCATGATCGGCGAGTCTGGGCCGGAGGCAGTGGTGCCGCTGGGCCGTGGAGGAGCGGGCGGGATCACGATCAACATCCTCGGCCCGACCTATGGGTTCGACGACTTTGAGGAGAAGGTGACCGAGGCGATCCAGGACGGCGTTCGCCGGGGCGGGTTCGGCGGCATCCTAGCGACGGCATGAGGTAGGACATGGCAAACGAACTAAAGCACAACTCAGTCGGAACCGAACTCACGCAGGCCGAGTGGGAGGCCGTCGGGACACACGTTATCGACTCCCAGGCCACGGGGGATATCGTATATGCCTCGTCCTCGTCCCAGTTATCCCGACTGGGCAAAGGGGCCGACAATACCGTCCTCCACCTCGCGTCAGGCATCCCGGCATGGTCGGCGACCCTGGCAGGGTTAACCCTCACAACTCCGACGATCTCCGCGACCGGATTCGCCAACGCGAACCACGCACACGCGGCGGCGAATAGCGGCGGGACGTTGACGACGGTTGGAGCCTTGAACGCAGGCTCGATTACGTCGGGATTCGGAACGATCAACAACGGCTCCTCGACCATCACCAGCACAGGAACCGTTAGCACTGGCGCACTCTCTCCAAGCGGCACGATTACCCATACCGGGGCATCCCACAACCACGAACTCGATGGTAGTGGTGGCTCGGTCTTGCAGCTAATCTCAAACACCGGGACGGCTGCGAATGATGTGGCGTATCTGGAACTCAAAACCGCCGGTAATGCTCACGGAACGTATACGGCTCCCCATGTTCGATACACGCATGGCGGTTCGACGTACAACTGGTACACAGGCGTAGACCTTACGCAGTACGAGGCTGACACGTTCTACATCGGGGCTGGCACTACTGTTGGCTCCACTTATGCGGTTGCTATTAGTCGCCAGAATGGCCGAAATGTTCCTGGGTTCCGAATAGACCCGTTGGACTTCACCTCTAGTGGAACAACCTCAGACGTAGGGACGTATACGTTCAATTCTCTGGCGCACAACATCACTTGGAGCAGTGACCCCGGCGATAACAGTGGAGCGAAATGGCAGATTAATATCATGGGTGGCGGGACGATGGTGAACAGTGCATCAGCACAGGCGTTCACTAATACACAGGCAGCAACTACGCTGTCCGTTACACCTCCCTCGGCTGGCAGCAACATCACGTTCACTGGTGCATCGGGTATCAATATCCATAACGTCGCATCAGCAGGGACGACTACAAACCTGTACGGCATCTACATGGACGCTCTGAGTGGCGGCGGTACAGATATCGGACTGTCAACATCCAATGATATTGACCTACGCTCGTCTGGCGAAATCCACAATATAGGAGCCAGCGGCAACGACATAGGTAAAGACAATTGGGGCCACACCGTGACCCGTGACGATGGCGATGTCAGCATAGGTATTCGGAACGACACCGCTACCGATGCCGTCGGAAATCACAGCACTTTACGGCAGTCTCTCTCAGCTACGAACGGGAACCTTTCGGGTGACGTTAGACACATCATGCAGATATCAGGAGGGCTTAACTGGTGCGTAGGTGTGGACAACAGCAACAGCGACGTGTTCACAATATCGAAGGATGATACCCCTGGCGGTTCTGACTGCGTTCGGATTACGAGTACAAAGGCCATTTCATTCGACGATGCAAACGCCTCCTATACGACGTTCTCCTCAGACTATGCCTGCGACGGTTGTGGCAAGACAGCAATCTCGATGTTTGAGTGCTGCGGTACGGTAGCGTGGCATGATGACGTTCTGGCCTTGAGGGAGTTGCAGCTTTCACCGCAGGGACTCCAGCACATGGCGAAGCTCAGAATCTATGAGATTGACGGCCCTGATGACCCAGAGCCTGGAGCCGCCTTTATCAACTACCAGAAGGCCACCAAATACACCTGGGCGGGGATGTACCAGAACCGCGCCCGAATGGACTCGCAGTACGAGGAACTGAACAAACGCCTAGAGGCAATAGGAGCATAATCTATGGCAACTAACGAGGCCACGTTGGAGCATCTACAGGAGTTGAGGGACAGTGTGAACACTGCCGTCAACGCAGTGGTTGCGTGGCAATCCTACGGGTCGAAATTGACAGCAGGGAATCAGGCCATCGAGCTTGCCAAGGTGACTACTGTGCCAACGGTAAGACAACACGCCTCCGACTGTGCTATCTGCACGGCGTGGGATGGGAGTGTAGCGTAATGAACGAAGGAATAACCGACGCAGACCTCCAGATGCTACTCGCCCAGAACGTACTCGCCGCCGAGCAATTGAGGCGAATAATCGCCGAGCGGCTCCGTGGGGAGTTGCAGGCCGAACTCGACGCGCTCAAGTCCACCACCAATGGGGTGAATGTCAAGACTGGTGATGTTGTTGAGGTGGCCTGATGCCCGGCTCCTATACCCTCCTCGTCGACTGGAATGCCGACGGGGATTTCACCGACGCCAACGATGACATCAGCGGTGATACCCTGTCGCTGTCGTGGTCTCGTGGGCGGGATTATGCCTCGGCCCTCCAGGGCAGAAGCGTCGCCGGTAAACTAACCGCGACGCTGATCAACACCGAGGGCAAATACTCGCCCAGCAATACGTCCTCGGCCCTGACGGGCAACATCCTCCCAGGCCGTTCTATCCAACTCCAGGCAGGGTCAGGCTCGTTCCCGTACACGTTCCCTGTGGCCTTCAACGATGGGGTCAGATGGCAGGGCAAGCTCGACCGCATCAAGCCATCCCCGGCGGCGTCAGGTCGCAAGACGGCGACCCTCACGGCGTATGGCACGCTGGGATACCTCAACCAGTTTGAGACCCAGTTAGCGAGCCAGACCAACCGGCGCACCGATCAAGCCGTCGGGGACATCCTCGACGACGTGGGCTGGACTTCAGCCGATGACCGCGATCTCGATACAGGCCAGACCACGATCAGCCGGTTCTGGATGTCGGGCAAGAAGACCATTGACGCCCTGCGGCTCGTCGAGGAAGCCGAGGCCGGGTTCATCCTAGAATCGAAAAGCGGGCAGGTCGCCTTTGAGAATCGCTTCCATCGGCTGACCCAGACGGCCTCGACCACCTCACAGGCCACCTTCAGCGATGCTGACGGGGCCGCTCATACGTTTGAGCAAATCCAGCAGGCCGACCCGCTATCGACGATCGTCAATCACGTCGAGGCGACGGCTCGGACGTTCGACACGGCAAGCGTGGCTGTACTCTGGACGCACCCTGAGACCGGCTCGGCATCGCCCACCCTGGCCCCTGGCGAGGCGAAAACCTTTGAGGCCGAGTATCCGAACCCTGACGCTGGGAACAGTGCGATGGAGGTCGACGCCTGGACGACTCCGGCGGCAACGACTGACTATTTGCTCAACGCGGCATCTGATGGTAGCGGGACGAACCTGACAGGGGATATCAGCGTGGCCCAGAGCAAGACGGCAGAGCGGATGGCGATCACGGTGACCAATTCGGCAACCGGGTCGGATGGGTATCTGACAAAACTCCAGGCGCGAGGCACGGCAGTCAGCACCAAGAATCCCTGCATCGTCAGGGCCATCGACACGACCTCCCAGACCGCATACGGCGAGCGAAAGTATGTGGCGAAAACCAAATTTATCCCGACGACCTCTGAGGCTCAAGACTGGTGTGATTACCATGCGGCGATCTATGGATCGCCGACTAATATTCTGACGATGACGATTCCGGCCTCGGCTCCCGGCAACATCGGGCAGGCGTTGACCCGTGACCTCTCCGATCGGATCACAGTGACCGCGACGGGTGATGCG